CTAAACTAGTTCATTGGCGGCCAGATCTAAAAGTCTGGCGTAACCTTTTGGAACCCATGATTTCATGGACCCGATTGGTTACAGGTAGGCCTACTCGAAGTAAAGTTATCCAATTAGCGACTTTCGCGAAGTGGGCAACGAATATGGTACGTAAGCAGGGTGTATCAGGTCTAGTCTTGTATCTGAAAGCAGCGCATACCTTGCTAATGCAGGGTGTGCCTGGATCAGAACTTAAAGCGTCTTCGCGAGCGATCGCGAAGGTGGCTGTGGCCACGGGTGGCGACAACCTTCCTAGAGTGATACCTGCGTTCGCGCGGGGATTCATTCGACGGGGAGATGTCTCCACCATTAGGTTCTGGTTAACGATGCTTGGCATGTATAGGATACTTCTAATAAAACCGAAATACAAATTTGGGACTATCACCGACCCCGGGAAGCTGCTCTCGCGAGCGTTCCTTAAGGAGTGGCAGTCTTTCATTCGTACTAGGTATATAAAGGATGTTGAAAGGCATGTAGGACGCAAGTTGCTTGATGTCGGGACCAGTGTCTTGCAACGACCGTCAGTGTTCGCCATAATGAAGGCTTCAGCCGATCTCCCTTTCGTCGATTGGGAGAAAGGCGAAGCTGGTCCATCAACCTCTTTCGGATGTCGGTTCAACGCTGCGAAGCGTTGGACCACAGGCCAATGGGGATGGAGTCTTTTCCGTTATCTCTCGGTGATACCGGGAGGAACGGGGACTACAAAATCCCTATGGACACTGATGCTAGAGGTGGCAGAGGCTGCGCCCCTGGCCCAGCGTAGAGGACTCTCAGAGAGAATCCTTGAAACTACCAGACGACCGAGAACTGACAAAGGTCTAATCAACCTGCGTAAAGGAGGCGAGTTTGGTAACGGGTCAGTGGCCAACGGCCGACTATCTGTAAAGATAGAGCCCGCTGGTAAAGCACGGGTTTTTGCTTTGGTGGATTACTGGACGCAAGTAGCGTTGAAGCCGTTGCATGAGTTTATCTTCTCGATCCTTCGAGAAATACCTCAAGAC